TTACTTATACTGTTAGAAAAGGATCTACAGGTCCTGCATACGGCGCATCATGCTCTATTGCTGTGGGTGCAGGTGGTGCTGGTGGATTTAATGCTGGCGGCGCCGGCGGCGGCGGTGCCGTCAATGTAGATGTAACTTAACGGAGTTTTTAAATGTCAGATATGTCACTATTCATAAAAATAGGTGCAGACGGTAAACCTGAAACTTTTCCTATTCTAGAAGAAAATCTTAAAGACCTAATTGAAAATTTTGATCCTAAGAATCCATCAGAGGGATTTGTTAAGTTCGTCAAAACACCTATTCCAGAATTGAAGCCATATGAAAAATATGATTATATGGATTATGAGCGTAGTCCAGAACTTACAGCAGAGTATGGTCAAGAGACTTGGCATGAGGTTCATCATGTTCGCTCACTAAACGAAGCTGAAAAGCAAGAAGTCATTGATAAGTTCAAAGAGTTGAATCCAGAACTAAGCGATTGGATTTATGATGATGTAACTCACAATCTCGTTCCTCCTGTTCCAATGCCACAAGATGGTAAGAGCTATTTCTGGAACACAGATGATAAAGAATGGCAAGAGAATAGAGTATCGATCAGTCCAGAACAAATTATGCAGATTGCTAAAGAACTAGGCATTGATCTTCAAGAAATGCACGGTCGTCCAGAATTTACAGAAGAAATGATGAATCAGATTCTAGAGGTGGCTAAGCAACAAGGAAAGTAATTATTGTGAGTGATATAGCATTTAAGAGATTGGGTAACATTGATCCAACTTCTTTGATTGAAAAGACCTCGGTTGTTTTAGAAAAGGGTTGGAACAATCTTTGTTTTGATCCAGGGCCACCATATAATGAAATGAACAAGATTCAATCTCTTGATATGATTTTCTTATTCTCTCTTCCTGAGAAGGATAACATTGTTCTACAGAACTTAATTGTTAACACAGAACTATTGAACTTGTTTAAGAATGATATTGAACAAATCTGTCGTATGTGTGAGTTTCATTATCCTAATCATGATCCAAAACGCATAACATTGAGCAACATGAAAGCCCATTCTGTTATTCCAGAACATATAGATTTTAAATATCACTATGAGAATACCAAAAGGGTTCATGTTCCTATTATCACCAATGAGAGCGTGATCTTTAAATTCCCTTCCGTTGATAAGTCATTACATATGAAGGTTGGTGAGGTTGTGTTTTTTAACAATAACATTCCTCATTCTGGACGGAATGATTCCGAAGAAAACAGAATACACCTTATCATTGATTTCGGTAAGAAAGATGATCCATATTACGGTAATGTTGAATACAACTGGAAAAAGTATTTGACATAGACACCTTCCTCGTATATAATGATATTATGAGAAATGTGAATATAGGTATTCTTCACACACTAGCGAAAGTAGCCGCTGCTAATCCTGCTCCTCAGGAAAAGTTTGCGGCTGCTGTCGTTTACCGTAATCGTATCATATCTATCGGTATGAATAGTATGAAATCCCATCCCATGCAGGCTAAGTTTTCCAAGAATGAACATGCCATCTTTCTACATGCGGAAGTGGCTGCTATCAAGAATGCATTGCGTGAACTAGATGTGGATGACATTTCTAAGTGTGACCTGTATATTACCAGAGTAAAGAAGGAAGCACCATTCACTAAAAAGTTTGTGTGGGGATTGTCTAAGCCGTGTCCTGGTTGCGCTAGAGCAATCGCCGAGTTTGGTATCAAGAGAACGATTTATACTTGTGATGATGGAGATTATGAGGTGGTGGAATGAAGATCGAAGGATATGTAATCTGCACCCCTATCAATACATGGGGCGATGAAAGTAAGTCACCATGGCATCCTCATATGAATAGTTTTGGAACAACTGCAACAGAAGCGTGGGCTCGTTTTATGAATATTGCTCCTGATGATGTTCATTGGGATCGCAAGATAACACACTGGGTCAAATGTGGTCATTGTCCGAAACATGCGACATTGGAGGTCACTTGGTAATGCAAATCATGGAAAGACCTATGACGGGTATAAGCGGTCTTGTTTCTGGTAGTACCATTGGTGTTACAACCAAAAAGAACTCGCAGATATTGGATGTCTTTTCTAGGGATGATAATATCTTTATGTCTCTATTAGAAGAAGGTGATATATCGCTTGTTCGTAATTTTGTAGTGGCTGCATCACATACGAATATTGATCACTTACAACAAAAACCTTTCAGGTTCATTACACGGATGCAAACACAACAGCCGAGTTACTGGACTCCTGCAAATGGATATCATAGCGTATATTATCCTGTGAACTACTATATCTTTGAGGTGTTACAATGAACGAGACAATGGAAGAAAAACTGGCACAGTCTCTATTTGAGCGTGGTGCTGAAAAGTGTTTTGATAAGAATACCCGTGTTGCCTTCTGTAAGGCCTATCTAAAAAAGGCTGGTGTTGATATCGAACCTAGACCATACATGCCAAATAATTTGCCCTTACAAGATATCCGAAACTTTGATAGAGAAGAAACATATACCTTTACCGCACGGGAAACAATACCTAATTATAATGTTAACATGGCATCAAATCAGACCGCACTCATGCAAAGTGTAAAACACAATCTTGCAAATAAACTAATACATGAACTGGTAAAAAATGATATGGTCTATTTTGAAGAAATGAAAAACTATGCTATGGATAGCGTAGAGGTATATGCAGGTGTCAAAGCAGCAAAGTGGGACAAGAAATGAGTGACGATAAGATGACCTGGCTAGAAGCAAGTCAAGAGCTAGGAAAACTCATAGAGAAATATAATGATGACCTAGATAAGATGGCCGAAGAATGTCCTAATGAGTTGAAGATTGCTGTTACTCGTTGGGCTATGAACCATATCGTAGAACATGCAAAAAGCGGTGGATCTTATCGTTATCTAATCTATAGTCGCATGGGATTCGGACCAGAGGCATATGCACCGCTTCTAGATGGTGGTATGGTTATCTCTAACGAGTTTGATATTGAACAGATGGACAACATCAAAAAGATCGTGGCGGAGAACAAGTATGATGCATTGAAAGATGTTCTACATATGTGTGACGAACCCGATTGCTATAAGGACGCTGGCTGTGGTTGGCCCACCGAAGATGGTGGGTATCGAATGACCTGCGGCAAACATTACAAGAAATGATATATATTCATAGGATAGCAAACCTAGCAAGATCAAATCGTGAGTATTGGTGTTGTGAATATGTTATCACCTATAACACTGAGAATGGTATCAGTGATTGCGATTACAGAATAGGAGAAATCGATGGCTACATTTAAAGAGGCATTTGCCGCTGCACGAAAGGCGGGCAAAGATACATTCATTTACGATGGTAAGGTTTACACTACACAGGTCGCTGTAAAAGAGGCTGATGAAACAAAGTTCGTTGATGTTACCAATACAGTAGCGGATGCTAAGGTTCCAACAGTTGGTAAGCTAAAGAAGAATGTTTGGCCACTACAGTCAGAATTGCGTAAGAAGTTTGGTACACCTGATTACGGTGGAACATTTAAGAAGAATATGGTACAAGTCCAGCTTCCATATACCATGTGGATGGATGATATAAAGATCACCAAGTGCTGGATGAATAAGTCTTGTTCCGATTCTCTTATCCGTGTTCTAACATATGTGTGGGACGAGAACGGCAGAGACTATGACAAGATCAAGGCTCAACAGCTACACATCTTTTCTGGCTCATGGAACATTCGTAACATGCGTGGTGGACATTCTCTATCTACCCATGCATTTGGTGTTGCAATTGATATCGCTGCACCATACAATGCTCTTGGCAGAAAGCCTGGGTATAACAAGTATTCATTCACTGAGGATTCACTAATCGTTAAGGCTTTCCGTGAAGAAGGTTGGACATGGGGTGGTGAATGGACCCGTGGCGACGGTATGCATTTCCAGGCTGCACGAGTCGGCTAAACATTGGAGTTTTTGTTATGAAGATGATCTATAAGTATCCGCTTGGTATGGATATCCATCACAATGCGGTGTATGAAGTTGAAATGCCCAAGGCAGCTAAGATTTTGACGGTCCAGGAACAGGGTGGATTCCCTATGATCTGGGCCGTCGTAAATCCTAAGAAAGAAACACGAAAGTATATCTTTCATGTCTTTGGTACTGGCTATGAAATGGCTGACTATGATAAGAAGCACTATGAGTATATCGGCACAGTCCAGCAGAAAGGTATGACTACTCTTGTTTGGCATGTCTTTGAGGTGCATGAATAATGGCTATTACTAAATCTAATAAAGGTTATTCAACAGGCGTATCGGCCGCCGGTATGGGCATGGGACAAGCAATGCCTTCTTATAACAATAGTTCAACTCCACCTTCTAATCCATCATTCGGTGATTTGTGGCAAGATGATACCAGCGGCGAGATTTTTGTATATACCCAAAACGGTTGGGTAGATACTACTTCTAAAACCGCTGTTGCAGGAAATATTCCTATGGCATCAATCTCTAATAATGGTAATCTATCAGTAGGTAAGGGTCAATCATATGCATTTCATACTCCACCAACAAGTGTTATCTCTATTGAAACTAAAGTAGGTAGGATTAGTATTGATATTGAAACTGGTGACCTTACTATTCCGCAGAGTATCGGTAGAGAGCAGGCCATTCGTGAGTTTTGGTTAGGATTTCAAGAACACTTTCAGCCTACTAATAAGGCAAAGTATGAGAAAGAGATTGAAGATTTGAAAAGAGAGGTGGCATCCACTAAAAGTTCGGCTGTCTTAATGAAACAAGCAAGCGAAAAAGAGGCAAACAAAAGAGTGGCCGATAAAGTCCGAAAGAAGTATGGCAATGAGAAGTTCATCATGCTCAAGCCTGATGACCTAATCAGGTTTCTTGAAGAAGCCTAGCCTTTCAAAAGAAAGGGATTCTTCTTTGATGTTCCTGGTCTAATTGAATACTGACTTGCAGGCATGTTTTTAATTTTAATCTCTGCCTGCACTTCATAGTATTCAGAACGAGTAGAAACACGAACCTTAAAGTCACCTCTGCCAGACAATAATGGAATCGTCTTTGAAAGGCCTAGTGGGTTTGCTTTTGATATAAGATAAAAATCATCGCCCGCCTGCATGTAGTAGGCGGGTTCTTTTTTGCCCTGTGTGTAATGTGCGGTGACAAGTTCACCTAGAGGTGAGTTTTCTTTGTTAGCAATATATCGATTGATACCTGGCTGCTCAAAGTATTCTCTCATAACTTCTAGAGGCACAGCGTTAGGATCAGATAACATGCCCTTGTTGGTAGGAATGATAACTTTTGCTACTGGTATGCCAGCATACTTAGCAATATCACGAACAAATTTCTTTGCTTGTGCTGATTCGTTTAGAATATCAACAGCAGCCTTAGCGGTAGGAGTTTTATATGTTGTTTGCCACTTCTTATCAGCATAGAACACACGAGGATTGGATAGATTGTCTGTGTGGTTCATCTTGACTTCAACCCAAACACCTTTTACTGGCTTGTTGTTGAACTTGGTTATTTGAACATCGGATAGAGCCGTGTCGGCAGTAGGTCTAACGGCTGTTACACCCTTGACAGAGTTAATCGATTTAGCAATATTTGCCTCGAATAGATCGGATGCAGCACTCATGTAAGACTCCTTTCGCATATTTATAACACAACTAAATATATAAGTAAATAATACCCTGAGGAACCATGATTAGACTATCAGACTATCTAACAGAAGCAGCCGCAGAAAAAGACCGTCATCTTACACATATTGAGGATGCTGTTCTAGAAGGCGGTGTTACAGGCACTCGCAATGCTATCAAGTTTCTTATTGCTCTAAGAGATATGTTTGCCGATGATGGGCAGACATTATCAGAGGCACCAGGTTCTCTTATTCTTAGAACAAAGTTTGACGGCGCACCTGCCATCTATGCTGGTATCAATCCAGAGAATGGTAAGTTCTTTGTCGGCTCTAAGTCTATCTTTGCTAAGAATGCAAAGTTGAATTATACCGAAGCAGATGTTAGAGCAAATCACTCTGGTGGTCTTGCCGATAAATTATCAGATGCACTAAAGTATTTGCCTGAACTAGGTATCACCGGTATCGTTCATGGCGATTTCATGTTCTCTAAATCTGATCTTAAGTCAGAAACAATCGATGGTAAGAGCTATATCACATTTCGTCCTAACACAATCACATACGCTGTTCCCGCTGGTTCTAGAATAGCACAGCAAGTTCAAGCAGCCAAGATTGGTATTGTCTTTCACACCACATATCATGGTAAGACAATGCAGACACTACAAACACATTTTGATATCAATGTCAATAACTTTAGACCATCACGCAATGTATGGTATCGTTCTAACAAGTTTCTTGATGTTACTGGTCGTGCTACCCTCACAAAGGCAGAGAACGCTAAACTAACAGGCATTCTTTCCCAAGCTGGTTCAGTATTCAGAACCATTCCTTCCTCACTATTAAATCAGATTGCAACCAACGACACATATAGAATCCATATCATGTCATTCTATAATCAGCGTGTCCGTGCTGGTGAACATATGGGCGCTGGTCATACGGCTGCACTAATAAAGTGGGTTGGGGATAAATATCAAAAGGGCGTTGATGATGCCAAACTACCAGCAACCAAAGCAAAGCGTAAGGCAGAGCGTGATATGGTTCTTCGTTGGTACCGTCAACATGCATCTGATCTAAAGAAAATCTTTCAGTTGCAAAACCTACTGATAGATGCCAAGATGCTATTGATTGCTAAGTTTAACATGGTGAACGATCTTGGCACATTCTTACATACCGCTGATGGTGGCTATAAGGTAACAACTCCTGAGGGCTATGTTGCCGCTTGGTCAACTGGTGGTGATGCTGTTAAGCTAGTTGATAGATTAGAGTTTAGCCGTGCTAACTTCTTAGCTGTCAAGAATTGGGGAAGATAAATGACAGATAAACCGACACCAAAGCCTGTGCCGGTAATTAAGACGATTAAAAAGATCGTCAAGCAGGCTAGAGATAAGAAAAAGTATAAATAGTATAATAATCCTGTAGAGGGAATAAATGAAGAAAATTGTATTTACATTTGGCCGATATAATCCGCCAACCACGGGTCACGCAGAACTAATCAATTATGCGGTTAGATTAGCACATAGAACAGGTGCTGATCATCGTATCTATACCTCACAATCTCACGATCCCAAAAAGAATCCTCTACCACCAAAACAGAAGATGGCGTTTCTTCGTCAGATAATGCCTGGCGTCAATTTCGTTGATGATCCAAATATGAAGACTGCATTCATCATTTGTAAGAAATTGTCAGATGAAGGTTACGAAGATGTAACATTTGTCGTTGGTGAAGATCGTGTAGCAGATTTTAAATCGCAACTAGGCAAGTATGTAAAGCCAAAGACGGCTAAAGACTTCAACCCCAAGATTCATTATCCATTCAAGAAATTTCAGGTTGTATCATCTGGTGGACGCAAAGAAGGTATCTCTGGTACCGCACTAAGAGCAGCAGTCCGCAAGGGCGATTTCTCCACATTCGCTAAGGCATCAGCGGCAAAAGACAAGTTGCTTGCTCGTAAGATTTTTAATGCCGCTAAAGCAAATCTCCAAGAACAATTCACATTGCTAGAAGAAAAGGGAATGTCTCGTAAGGAGTTCGATAAGCTTCTACATTCATTCATTGACTTTACTTGTAAGCAATTAAATGTTAAAGAAAAGCCTGTCATCGAATATAAAGATGACAAGGGAGATGGACAACCATCGTTCGGTGGATATGCACCACATTCAAAGACACTGATGGTCTATACAAAGAACCGTCATCCTATGGACATCTTTAGAACTGTAGCACATGAGTTGGTGCATCATAAGCAGAATGAAGATGGTAGACTAGGTAAAGATATTGCCAAAGAGGGAGCAACTGGTTCTGATATTGAGAACGAAGCAAACTCAGAGGCTGGAAAGGTAATGAGATATTTTGGTAGAGAGAATCCTTTCTACTTTGATATGAACTATGTGCTAGAACACAAAGCAATATTACTAGGTGGTGTGCCAGGGTCAGGAAAAGATAGAATACTAAAAGAAGCAATTGCACCACTCGGATATAAAGAAGTCTCACAAGAGAATTTCACAAAGTATAATGTTAATGGAGAAGGCATTGTCGTCAATGGCACAATGTCTAATTACGAACAGACAAATCAAATCAAAAACATTTTAGAAAGTCGTGGTTATAAGACCATGATGGTATTTGTTAATACATCTAACGAAGTTTCTAAGCAACGCAATGAAGCAAGAGCATTAACTGGCGCTCGTGTCATCAATGAGAATACTCGTTTCAGCAAGTGGCAATCTGCACAGGTAAACACTGTAGAGTATTTACAACTATTCGAGAATTGTTATGTCATTGACAATAGTGCAGCCGCTCTTACAGAAGAACATAGAAACAATCTACATTTTCTCAAAAAGGCATTACACAATTTCAGTCTTGGAGAAACAGACTATAACTTTGAGCGTATGATTAATGAAAATCATACAGATTTCTCCAAGAACAATAGAAAGATATTAGTTGGTGGCGCTGGTAATTGGGGCACATCTAAACTAACTTCCAGATACCAGAAAGACACGCCCGGTCAAGATATCGGGTTTCAACCTATGAAAGTTTTGACATTGACACAGAAATTTAAAAACAAAAAGATGAAGAAAGAAGAAAAGACAGTTAGAAGTCCATCAGGTGCACCTATCGGCGGCGATAGAATTGGACCTGAAATTGGTCTTCCTAAAGGTCCTGGTTTTGGTGATAATCAGTCTATTGACCTACTCGGTATTGATAGACAGATTGATAGATGGATGGTGAAAGAAGAAACCAGAAAGAGATTTAAGCAAAAGTATGGTCAGTTGGGCGAACAGAAACTAAAAGAGACTGTCGCCAAACTGAAAAAAGAAAGTTTAACGGATCCATTTGACGGTTCTATGGGTGCTACACCTAACTCCGGTCAGATTGATAATGTTAGACAAGATCCAAATGCAGAGTTTGAGAAGCAAAAGATATTCGGAAGAAAAAAACTAAATACTAGCAATAGCTATGTTAACAAATTAAAAGGAAACTAAAATGTTTGAGAACAAGTTTAATACCAAGAAGACTGATTCGCTTGTCGAGGCAGTCAAGCAAGCACAGGCTGACGGTGAACTTCGTCGTCAGGCAGAAGCCCTTGTTAATGAAGAATTTGGCGTTTATTCACGCAAGGCAGTCATTCGTGAAAATCTAGCCGCTTATGATGCTCGCCTTGAAGAAGCCTATAAGTGCATGAAAGAAGGCAATAGAGATAATAAAGAAAAGAAGAAAGAGCATGAAGAAAAGACTGGTATGGAGCACATCAAAAAGATGGGCGGCTTCCCAGGACAGTCACCAAAGAGAACTGCTCGTGAACTAACAAAAGAAGAAAAGGCCGACAAGGATTATGACAAAGACGGTAAGGTCGAGTCACCAAAGGACGAAGTTTGGGGTTCTCGTCTTCGTGCTGCTAAACTCGCTGGCAAGCTAAAAGAAGGTATGGCCGATCCTAAGGATCCTTCATATCAGGGCGGCGGTGATGTTACATCAACACCAGCAAAGCATGTCAAGCCAACAAACCCAGAAAGAATTAAGTCTTTCAAAGACCCAAGAGATTCGTCAGTTCAGGGCGGCGGTGATGTTACAGTTGGTGGTAAGCCAGCAAGCATCAGAGAAGCACTCCGTGAAATGGTTGCAAGAAAGAAAGACATTGCCAAGGGTGGTGTAACTGCTCCTCAAGAGTTCAAGCAAGAGAGATTTGCCAACAAGGGTGCAGTAACAAAGGCACCAGTTCCTGGCGTTTCTATTGCAGAAGAAGAACAGGTTGATGAAGCCGCATATTCAGCCAAGGCTGCTCGTGCTGGTAAAGACATTGGTAAGTCAGGAAAGCAGTTCTCTAAGATTGCTAAGAAGGCTGGTGAGAAGTATGGTTCTGAGGAGCGTGGTAAGAAGGTAGCAGGTGCTATTCTCGCTAAGATTCGTGCCAAGCACATGAAGGAAGATTCATCTTTTAACGCCGCACAGGAAACTGGTAAGTCGGTCGATGAAGCTGTTGCAACTGCCGTTCCACCTACATATCAGCCAGCATCCACAGAGATTGCTAGACCTGCTAGAGCAAGTGGTCCACAAAGATTGCAAGGAACACGCTTCTATCGTGGTATGAGTGCAAAAACATCTGGCACATCAACTGCAAAGTTTGGCGCTCAACAGACTGCTAGAGCAACTGGTCCTTCACCAAAGACCGGAACCTCACTAGTTCCATCAGGTGGTAATAGACTACCAGCCGTTTCAGGATCTTCAACAACAAAGCTTCCTGCAACTACTGGTTCTGGCGCCGGTGCTGCTGACACAGGTGCATCAAAGCTACCTGCACTAAGAGGTGGTAATAGCGTAACTGCTACAAAGGCTGCCGATGCTGGTAGATCAGGTGCTTTCACTTACTCTCGACTAGGTGATACAGCTATTACAAAGGCTGC